CCCCAGGGTCTGCCACCACCAGGTCTGCCATTCTGCCCAGGAGAAAGCAAGATTGCTAATAATTAGTGGGGAGAATATCAGCAAGGAAACTATGATGGGCGCAATTATGAGGAAACTATCTATCAGCCGGGAAACTACCAGCAAGACAACTATCTCAACTGCAACTATCAGCTTGCTAACAAAATGGGGGAGGGGGGCCGGCCTTTTTTGGGTCGCGCGAGTTNGTTATCCTAAAGATCCACAAAAATTTTCCTAAAGTTTTTTACCCTCTCCCAAGAGTTTACCCTTCTCCTCACAACTCCCTTCTCCTAGAGTCTCTCAGCCCCTCANAACTCATCCNCCNCATAACTTCCCTCAAAAAAGAAACTCTCAGTACTAGGGGCTCCTCTCCCAGCATCTTTTCTTTGCTAGAATCACGCACACGCGCGCGTACATATATAAGGAAGCGCAGGCCCACCTCACAGGAGTTTCTAAAATGTCCCAAGTCTCTCAGCATAAGGAGCGCGCCCTGGTCATGCTAGGCAATGGGGCGCCGGCAGCTATTGTGGCACAGGCTCTTGGAGTCACAGAATCAGCGATCTCCCAGATGCTTGCGGATGAGGAGTTTGCCAAGCAAGTCTCAGATCTCAGGTATAAGAATCTCACCAGGCAGACTGCTCTGGATGACAGATACACAGCATTAGAAGAGAAGTTAGTTGAGAAGGTAGAGAAACTTCTGCCTCTCATGACCAAGCCCAGGGATGTGGTTGCGACTCTCACTGCAATTAACAATACCAAGCGGCGCGGTGCCCAAGTTACCTCTCAGGGGGTACAAGGCTCTTCTGTTGTAAGTCTCACCATCCCGGTGACGATTGCTCACAAGTTTGTTTCAAACGTAAATAACCAAGTGATCGAGGTGCAAGATGATACAGGAATTAAAAGCTCACTCGTCACTGCCTCCTCTTCAAGTCTCGATACTCTTGCAAGAGAAGTGCTCGAGAACAAAAGTTTGCCTCATGACGCACCCAAGCAAATCCCAGTCGGAAGTAGTGAAGCAACTTTACAAGAAAGACTTGCAACGTGCAGAAGCAGTGAAGATAGAGATGCAGGAAGCTCTGGCCTCTCGGACATTCTTTAAGCCGGGGGGACTCCTGACCAAGAGCAGGATTAAGGAGGTCTAAGATGGCAGAGCTCTTTGAAGCAGCATTCGATCTGGAAGAAGTATATGCGGCAGCTAAGACTGACCCAGACTTCCTTGCAGCTCTTGCCATGCCAGAGATCTTCACTTACCAGTGGCCTCCCATCTTTCGTGGAGTGTGGCTCTGGCTGCTAGAAACTGTGCACAAGGAGAGGAACTTTGACAAGCTGGCTCTGGGGCTCCCTCGTGGCTTTGGGAAGTCCACAGTAGTTAAGCTCTTCATTCTTTATTGCATCCTCTTCACAGATAAGAAGTTCGTACTCATCATGGCTGCAACTGCCACGCTCGCAGAGAATATCATGAGCGACGTGTTTGACATGCTGGATGAGCCGAACGTGAAAGCAGTTTTCGGGGACTGGAGACTTGGCATAGAGAAAGACACGAATGCCATGAAGAAGTTTGGCTTCCGTGGCAGGAACGTGATCTGTGCAGCTATCGGTGCTGGTGGCTCTGTTCGTGGTCTTAACTTGAAGAACGAGCGCCCAGACGTGATGGTATTTGATGACATCCAAAGTCGTGAAGATGCGGATAGTCAGGAAGTCTCTGAGAAGCTTTACAGGTGGATGCTTGGTACTGCAATGAAGGCGAAGTCCCCTAAAGGGTGTATGACGCTTTTCATTGCTAACATGTACCCGACTCCGCATTCCATCCTCAAGAAACTNAAGCATAACCCTGAGTGGATCAAGTTCATTGCTGGGGGAATCCTGGCAGATGGCACCTCTCTCTGGGAAGAACTCCAGCCAATTGAGCAGCTGTTGAAAGAGTATGCGGCTGACTTAGCTTCTGGGCACCCAGAGATTTTCCACTCAGAAGTTCTGAATGATGAGGACGCGGCAGTCAGTAACTTGCTGGACTTCTCGCGGCTCCCTCCATATCCTTATCAAGATGATGAGATTCATGGGGGGAACTTTATTATCATTGACCCTGCAACTGACAAGGCAAATGCGGACGCAATCACGCTGAGTTATTTCGAGGTCATTGATGGGAAGCCAGTGGCGCGAGAGATTGTGGAGGGAAGATTCTCTCCGGCTGACACAATCAGGCAGTCCTTGCAACTCTGCGGGAAGTGGAACTGTCACAATGTGTTCATCGAAGCAAACTCATATCAGTACACTCTGAAGTTCTGGTCTGAGGAAGTCTGCAAGCAGCTTGGCATTGAAGGTATAAACTTCATAGATATCTACTCCGGGAAGCTGAGTAAGAACACTCGAATCCTGACAATGCTTAAGGCTTATGCAGCTGGGGAACTTCTAGTTCACCCAAGTTGCGTTGCTCAAGTGCATGCGCAGATCAGGAGCTTCAACCCGCTGAAAACAAACAACGTCGATGGCGTGCTTGACTGTCTGACTTATGCCCCTCGGGTAGTTGAGGAGTATGGGTCACTCATCAGAGCGCACACTATCATCGGGATGCAAGAGTTTGAGGAGATATCTCGGTATGAGTTCACTGAGCTGGATAACTCCCCATTCTAGGTTGGGTAGTTTCTTGTTCCTTGGGGGGAGCGAGCGAAGCGAGCGGGGGCGCAGCCCCCAGCTCTTGCGGAGCCCCGGAACGCACTTAGTTAAGCTGTGCACGTAACTAAGCCACCGGGCGGCGCCGGACTCCCAGACCCCCGAACAGACTATCTAACACTTCATCCTGATTACCCGCTTTTCGCTTTTTACCAAACCAACTGACTCGCACGAGGCCCGAAAGATGGCACTTCCTCCCTACATTCCCAGTCAGAAAGCTCAAGAAGGAATCCTCGAATTCCACAAGCAGTGCTACTCTCTGCTGAACCGCCAGTGGAATATCCGAGAGCAACTTCGCTCCATTGATCTTGCGTACATGCGGGAAACTGACTGCACAGAAGAGCAGCAGAAAGCCAAGCTGGCAAACAAGCGTGGAGACTCCACGAAGTTCCAGAATATCACCATGCCGGTAATTATGCCGCAGGTGGAAGCTGCTGTGACATACCAGCAATCTGTGTTCCTCACAGGTTATCCCATCTTTGGAGTTGTCTCCTATCCGGAGTTTGCTGATGCTGCGCTGATGATGGACACTATTATTGGTGAGCAGCAGATTCACTTTGGCTGGGTGAATGAGCTTATCAAGGTCATCCGCAACGGCTTCAAATACAATATNGCAGCCTGCGAAGTTGACTGGGCTCGGGAAGTCACCTATGCAATTGAGTCTGATACTTCCAATCTTGAAGGGCGCCAGACTGAGGTGCTCTTTGCTGGTAACAGGCTCAAAGCTCTGGACATGTACAATACTTTCTGGGACACCCGTTGCCATCCCACCGAGGTCCCGGATTATGGTGAGTTTGCAGGTTACACTCAGCTGATGAGTCGTATCCACCTCAAGAAATTCATCAATGAGCTGCCTACCAAGATCAACGTTACCAAGGCGTTCGAGTCTGGTCTGTCTGCTCCTGTTTCTTTCGGCTCCTCAGGAATTGAGAGTTACTACATTCCTTACCTGAACCCGGAAGCTCTGCTGGATCTCAGTACCATTGCCTCTACTGACTGGATGGCTTGGGCAGGAATCACTGAACGCAACACTCACATCAATTACAAGGATATCTATCAGGTAACTACGCTGTATGGGAGAATCCTGCCGTCTGACTTTGGTATGACTGGCGTTCCTGGGCAGAACACTCCGCAAGTGTGGAAGTTCATCATCGTGAACAATCAGGTGATTATCCACGCAGAGCGGATGACTAATGCTCACAGCAAACTGCCGATTCTGTTTTACCAGCCGCTGGATGATGGCTTGGGATATCAGACTAAGTCGTTTGCTAAGAACATTGAGCCCATTCAGGAACTCACAACTGCGCTGGCAAACAGCTCCATTGCTTCCCGCCGTCGTGCTATCTCTGACCGGATGCTGTACGATCCTCAGCGAATTAGCCCTGCGGCACTGAACAATGATAGCCCGAATGCCAAGATTCCGGTGCGTCCGGGAGCTTATGGGGATGATCTTAGCAAGGCAGTCTATCCGTTCCCGTTCCAAGATAACCAGTTCCAGATCAATGCTCAGGAGATTGAGTTCTTCTCTCGCTATGCTAACCAGATCAGCGGTCTGAACCCTGCTCGTCAGGGCCAGTTTGTGAAGGGCAACAAAACTCGTCATGAGTTTGCTGANGTTATGGGGTATGCTAATGGCAGAGACCAAGCCATTGCTCTCGCTACTGAGGCTAGCTTCTTCACTCCGTTGAAAGAGATCATCAAGATGAACATCTTGCAGTATCAAGGTGGCGTCGATCTCTACAACCGGGAAGCTCAGACTCTGGTTCAGATTGACCCGGTAGCATTGCGTCGAGCTACTCTGGCGTTCAAGGTATCTGATGGTCTCACTCCCAGTGACAAGCTCATTGATAGTGAGTCCCTGGCTATGGCCTTCCAAACTTTGGCTGCTGCTCCGCAACTTGCAGCTGAGTTCAATGTTGGGCCGATGTTCAGTTACCTGATGAAGATGCGTGGTGCACGACTCAGTGTATTTGAGAAGTCTCCGGAGCAGAAAGCCTATGAGCAAGCTCTCGCAGCATGGCAGCAGGCGGCGATGCAACTTGCAGAGACTGCCAAAACCATGGACCCGCCGCTTACCCAAGAGCAGTTGCAAGAGATTCTTAACGCGAACCCGATGCCGAGGCCGGAGGACTTTGGTTATAATCCCAGCAAGCCCAAAGCATCTCCGGAAAACCCGGTCTTGGGTCGCGAGTCTCTGATCACGCAAATTGGTCAGCAGGTCGCAAATATCCAACAGGCGGAAACTCCCGCACAAGGAGGTAACGGTGAGCCAGCTCAAAGTTAACTCGTTTGCACGAGTAGACTTGACGCCCGAAGAAGAGCGACAAGCTTACTCGTTCACTCAGTTACAATTGGCTGGGATTCAGAATCTCATTTCGGAAGCTGCTGAGGAT